GTTCCTCTGTCCCATTCCGAACAGTGCGCCAATGTCTTTTTTGATCAATCTTGTTTTTTAGCTCTTTGTCGATCGAAGCTTTTTTCATCCAATTCCCTGACAAATAGGATCGTTTTATTCGGCAACAGCATGGTATGACGGGTATCGAGCTGCCTTTTATTTTTTTGAGGACGCGATCGCATTGAGGGTGGATGCGATTCCTTCAGCTATTGCGGGAGTGAGAACCTCTGCGGCTGTTAGGTGCGCTATGCACTCGACAAGCCTGGCGTGTTCTGGAGACGCTTTTGCGATGTCTGCCAACGGAGATTGGCTGGGGGTGTAGTCCGAATCTGTGTAAGTTTTCGGGCCTTCACCGAAGGCCAGCCACCAAAATCTGTATCCGGTTAGCTCTGCCAGGCCTTTTAAGTTGTCGAGGTTAATCGACCCTTTCCGCTTCCAGTTCAAGACTGAAGTCCGGGCAACGCCAAGTGTATCTGCGATTTCGCTCATAGCGAGTGGGCCGCTCTCTATGGCTTCCCTGACTCGTCTTGCTCTGGCATTGGATTGATCGTCGCTCATGGTGTGCATGTTAGCCGTTCTCTAACTCGCTGGTAAGTAACTTTAGTTGACAGCTAATTAGGTTTTAGCTAGTTTGCCAAAGACTAATTAGCGAGTAGCCTATGGATATTAATAATCAACTTCAGAGTTTGGTGGAATGCTTGGGTAGTAAGGTCGAAGTAGCTCGAGTATGCGGAGTTAAACCACCGACACTTCACAATTGGACTCGAATTCCTGCTCACCATGTTCTTGCTTTGGAAGATGCAGTTAAGTGCGCTGGGGGTAAGATTGATCGTTACTCCATGCGGCCGGACATCTTCGGTGAGTCTCCTCAGTCTACTGAGAGACAGTCTGTCGCATAACTGACCGAGTGGACGGCGTGCATATGAGGAATTTGGAGAGTCGACATGCGTTCACAGTGGAATGACGCTGAGGACCAAGCCTTACAGGGGCTTACGCCAGAGGCCCAGGTGATCTATCTGCGGGGCTTTCGGCGGTATATGGACTACCGCACTGGCGTAGCCGGCGGGTCGGCGCGGAAGCTGTCTTACCGGGCCATGGCAGAGCTGATTGCCGTGGACCCGGATTGGGGCAGTCAGCGCAAGCGGGCGGAAACCCCGACCCTTGGCCGTGTGCGTGCCCGTGTGGCGGAGCTGGAGCGTGCCGGGCTGGTGGTGAACCATGGTTCCAGCCGCAGCCGGGGGCTTGTTTTTAAACTGCCGCTGGCTGATGCGGGATTAGTCCGCCCGGAAAAGGAACAACACAAGGAACCGCACAGGGAGCAACACAAGGAACCGCATAGCGGGAAAGTGGTTAACCTCCCGAAAACACGGGAGATTGTGCCGGTAGAGCAGGGCAGGAACGACACAGGGAGTAGCACAGGGAGCGACACAAGGAACAACACACATCTGTTTAACTCTACTGGACTTAACTCTACTAACGCGGGCGTGCGCGATATTGAAGCCTGGCCCGACACCTTCCAGCCCCAGACTCCAGCAGAGTGGGGCTCCTTCCTTGGCCGGGAGCGGCTATGGGCATTCCATCGAGTCTCCAGGCCAAAACTCATTGCTGTGTACCAGTGCTGGACCCAGTGGGCCCTGAGTATTGGTGATCTCAGGCAAATCATGGCGTGTGCAGAAGCCAGCCTGGGGCGCATTCCAGATGGCCCGGAGTACTACAAGAACTTTGCTGAGGCCTATGTTACCGAGCGGGACAGGCTCAGCCAGAGCATCCAGAACAACCAACAGGGGAGTATCCATGGCGCAAATGCACCAGATTCAGGGCGTCGTTCAAAACGTGATGAGCGGGCTGCAGTCCAGAGGCAACTCACAGACCCCGACTACGCAATCAACAACTGGTGACCGCTTCACACGGGAGCAGAAGGCAAAAGCCGTGTTGTTCTTCAGTCGGCTCCAGTTGATCTATGGCCACAGGTTCACGGTTCAGTGGCCGGATGAGAAAACCATCAAGCTTGCCCGCAGGGAGTGGGCCCATGAGATCGACACCCTGACGGTGGACGAAATCGAGAAGGTCTTGCAGCGGGCGAAAGCCAAGCTCATTGAGGGTGATGGTGATTTCTACTGGCCCGATGTAGGGCGGATTCTCGGGCTGGCTCGGGACAATCGAGCAGCAGGCCACAAGCCATTTCAGCCTGCCTTGCCTGCTGGTGAGGCGGTGGTGAACGCGAGGCGGAAGATGGCCAGAAAGGGCCTGGCCAAAGCGAGGCAAGCCCTTGGAGGTGCCCATGCTAAGTGATACCCAGCAGCGGTTAACCGAGTGGGCCCGTTGGGTGAAAACCAGTGATAGCGGGCTGCGTATGGGGTACAACCGGGTGAGCCTTGTGCCGGCGGGCTCTGTTGCCATGCCGGTGTGCTCGGATGAGCAGGCCCTGATGGTAGACCGTGCCATTGCCCGTTTGAGGCAGCGAGACCAGAACATGGCAGAGGTGCTGGTGATGGCCTATTCCTGCGGGTTCAGCCTGACTCGCATTGCCCGTGAGGCTGGGATTGGCAGCCGGGAGCGGGCGCGGTACCTGTTGGGTGCTGCAGAGGCCTGGATTGACGCCTGCATAGTTAGTCAATAGCGAATATGTAATTCAACATGTTGACATCCTGCATGCAGAAAACTACTCTCTTTCCCGTAAGGTGCAGGAAGTGCATCTGAGGACTCGCAGCAAACACTCTTGATACTCCTTCAACCCGGCCCAGCGCCGGGTTTTTTTATGGCTGGAATCATGAACAGACAACTCCTTCTGGAACAACTTGAGCGCCATGAAGGCCTGCGCCTGAAGCCATACCGGGACACCGTGGGCAAGCTGACAATCGGCTATGGCCGTAACCTGGATGATCGCGGGATCAGTGAGGATGAGGCCGGGTTCATGTTGGATAACGACATTGACCAGGTGGTGGCAGAGCTGGAGCGCCTGCCGTTGTGGCTGAGCCTGAATCCTGTTCGGAAAGTGGTGCTGGCCAATATGGCGTTCAACATGGGCGTGCCCACGCTGCTGGAGTTTCGGCGCATGTTGGGTGCCCTGGCTGAGAAGGACTGGGACGGAGCGGCTGTAGAAATGCTGGACAGCAAGTGGGCCCGGCAGGTGGGCAGTCGTGCGAATGAGCTTTCTGAACTGATGAGGCGGGGTGAGGCCCCGCAATGAGTGAGGATATGAGCGATCGCAGAGGCTGGCACGTTGATAAGGGCATTCCCATCGCGGTGATTATTACCGTGATTATCCTGGCGGTATCGATTTCGCGGGATCAGTCCAAGCAGGATGAGCGCATTTCTCTGGTTGAGACTTCTGTTCAGATGCTGCAACAGGCTCGCCTGAACGATCAGGAGCGGGCAGAGAAGAACTTTGACGAGCTGAAGCTGGATCTGCGAGCCATGAATGCCAAGCTGGATCGGCTGATTGAGAGTGAATATGGCCGATAGCCACCCGAACCCGGGCCAGTGGTGGTTTCACCGCCGCCTGATGGCTTATGCCAGCTTGCTGGGCTTGTATGTGATTCTGGCCCAGATTCTGTTGGGTGGTATCTCTCCGGAGCTGGTACCGCTGGCACAAACTCTTTGCTGGGTGTTCAGTGCCAATCTTCTGTACTACTACGGCGGCAATGCCGTTGAGTACCTCAAGGATCGCAAATGACTTTCAAGGTGAAGCTTCTGATTGTTGGTTTGGTGCTTGGAACGGTTGCTCTGGGTAGCTGGACGGCTCGGGGTTGGTTTGAGGATGCCAAGCGGCTGGCTGTGGTTGAAGACAGGCAGGAGCTGGCAGAGCAGATCAGGGGCGATATCTCGGGCATTGCCAAGTCGGTAGAGACTCGGCTTGGTGAGCTTCGGGCCAATGAGCGTGTTATTGATCGGGGAATCATTCGTGAGATTCAGAAGCCTATCTATCAGCGTGTGTGTGCTGAGCCTGATGTTGTCCGCATGCTCAACGCAGCCCTTCGGGGGGAATCTGTCGCCGGACCAGCAGAACCTGCTGGTGAGGTGCCCGCTGGTACCGGCACAGCTCCGGAACGGGCAGGGCGGTGAGATGGTGCTGGTGATTAAGGATGTTGCTGCTGAGTACCACGACTGTGCCACCAGGCATAACGGCCTTGTGGATGCATGGGAGCAGCTGAACTGATGCCCGCTGCAATCCCCAGGCAGTGCAGGCAGCACACTTGCTCTGCCACTACCACCGCCCGCAATGGTTACTGTGAGGCGCACCAGGCTCTGGCCAGCGGCTGGATGGATGAGCGCAGAGGCTCCAGTACTGAGCGCGGCTATGGTGGCCGATGGCGTAAGCTGCGGGAGCGAATCATGCGCAGGGATAAATGGCTGTGCCAGCCGTGTCTGGCAATGGATCGTGTGATGCCGGCCGTAGCGGTTGACCATATTGTGCCCAAGGCTGAGGGCGGTACCGATGGAGACGAGAACTTGCAGGCTATTTGCAAGACTTGTCACAAACTGAAAACTGAAAACGAATCCAAGCGGGCGCGGGCAAAGCTGCGGGCCCGGGGGCGGGGTCAAAACTTTCCAGCGTGAAGGTGGTCGACCGCTGCCTATCTGTGATTTTTTCTGATGGCAAAATTGAGGTAGGGGGGGTATCCGAAAGGGTGCCCCTTTTTTTATGACTGCAGGACGTAGACCAAAGCCAGCACAGCTGAAGGTTCTGGAAGGAAACTTCCGTAAGGACCGGGACAGCCACGGTGCAAATGAGCAGCGGCCGATCGGCCTGCCGGAATGCCCGAAGTGGTTGCCGCGCTCGGCGAAGAAGTACTGGTCTGAGGTCGGGCCCCAACTGGAAAAAGCCGGGCTGATCTCCCTCCTGGATCAGGCGGCGTTTGCCGCGCACTGCGATTCGGTTGGCAAGTTTGAGGAGATCACCAAAAAGCTGAAGCGCCTGGAGGACATGGTGGACTTCACGCCGCAGAACTACGCGGTGCAGTCGGTGTACTTCCAGATCCGTAACAAGCTTTGGGACCAGGTGATGAAAAGCGCCAATGAGTTTGGCCTTACGCCGGCCGGTGCCAGCAAGGTGAAAGCGCCTTCGCAGGGCCAGCTGGATCTCGGCGGGTTTGAGAGCATCTGATGGCCAGAGACTACGTTGCCATTGCGATGGAGTACATACGGCAGGTGCTCGACGGTGAGATCCCGGCCTGTAAGTGGGTGCGCCTTGCGTGCCAGCGCCAGCTCAATGATCTGAAGCGTGAAGGCACGGCGGAGTTCCCTTACTGGTTTGAGCCGGCTTTGGCCAACCGCGTATGCCAGTTTATCGAGCTGCTGCCACACGTTAAGGGTGAATGGGCCCGCGAGCGCAAGCGCCTGGAGCTTTCGCCCTGGCAGATCTTCCGGTTGACCACGGTGTTCGGCTGGATCAACCAGGAAGGCTACCGCCGATTCAAGACAGCTTACAACGAGATGCCCCGGAAGCAGGGCAAGTCGTCGGAGACATCCGGCGTTGGCCTCTACCTGTTGACGGCAGACGGTGAGCCGGGCGCTGAGGTATACAGCGCCGCCACTACTCGTGACCAGGCGCAGATTACCTGGAAGGACGCCAAGCAGATGGTAGATCGCACCCCGGGCCTGAAGGCGCGGTTTGGTGTGGCGACCAGTTCCCACACGGTTTTCGTGGAGCAGACCAACAGCGTTTTCAGATCGCTGAGCCGTGACCAGGGCGGTAACCATGACGGTCTGAACGTTCACGGCGGCCTGATTGATGAGCTGCATGCTCACAAAACCCGGGAGATATTCGACGTTATCGAGACCGGTACCGGCGCCCGTAAACAGCCTTTGCTCTGGTTGATTACCACGGCAGGCTTTAACCGCGCAGGCATCTGCTATGAGCAGCGGGCCTACGTGACCAAGATCCTGGAGGGCGTGGTTCAGGATGAGAGCTATTTCGGAATCATCTACACGATCGATGATGACGACGACTGGACAGACCCGGCCAGCTGGGCGAAGGCCAACCCCAACTGGGGTGTGTCGGTAAACCCGGAGGACATCGAGCGTAAGGCCCGCAAAGCCATGACCATGGCGGCCGCAACGAACAACTTCCTGACCAAGCACCTGAACGTCTGGGTGAACGCAGACACCGCCTGGATGGATCTGCAGGCATGGGAGCGGTGCGGCAATCCGGCGCTCACACTGGAAAGTTGCGCTGGCCGTAAGGCGTGGATCGGCCTGGATCTGGCCAGCAAAATCGACATCGCAGCCCTGATGGTTGTGGTGGAAGACGACGACGGCGGTTTCACAACCTTTGGCAAGTACTACATCCCGGAGGATGCGGCGGAGGATGGCCGCAACCAGCACTATGCAGGCTGGGCCCGGCAGGGATTGGTAACGCTGACACCAGGCGCAACAACCGACTTCGCATTTATTGAGGAAGACTTACGGGAGCTGGCCAGCCTGCTGGATATCGAAAGCGTGGGGTTTGATCCCTGGCAGGCCACGTATCTGGCCACCCGCATGCTGGAGGAAGGTTTGCCGATGATCGAATACCGGCAGACCGTTCAGAACATGAGTGAACCGATGAAGACGCTGGAGGCGCTCACGCTGGAGCAGCGAATCCGGCACAACGGCGATCCGGTGCTTACCTGGATGATGTCTAACGTGGTGGCGCACCTGGACGCCAAAGACAACATCTATCCGCGAAAGGAATTTCCTGAAAACAAGATCGA